GGTTTAGCAGCGATCAACAGACCACGCTCGTCAGTCCAAGCAGCGATTGCAATAACGGCGGCTTCCAACGAAGTCTCGTTCAAATCTGCTGGGGTAACGGGAGTGTTGCCGTTGGTGCCACCGTTAACCAAGGGGTGAGCCGAGTTAAACAAAGACACGCCATCACCACCGGTGATTGCTGCGTTGAAACCGTTGTTCAGAACGGAAGCAGCTTTTACTTGCTTAGTGTAAGCCATAGCACGAGCCAGACCTTTGGTGTAGCGAGCAGACAGGCTGTCGTACAGGTTATCTTCAATCGCCTCTTCGGTGATGGAGAAACCCAAAGCAATGGTTTCGTGGTTGTAGCGAGCAGTCCAAGCTTCTTGCGCGTTGTCATACTGGATCGCGGAACCCTCGTTCTTCGTGGGAGCAGCGGAGAAGCCGGAGAGTTTGGTCTCCTCTTCAAAGCTACGCTCAGAAGTTTCGGTTTCGTAGATCTCTTTATGCTCTTCGCCGTAGCGGGCATATTCCAGACCGAACAAAGCATTCAGACCGGGGAGCAACTCTTTAAGTAGTTGTGCACGTGAAATAGCCATTTTATGTTACTCCTTAAACAGCGACTGGGTAGTAGTAACCATGAGTGCCTTGGTTAAACTTAACCAAAACTTCAGGGTACATAGTGAACACGATGGTCGAACCGCTAGGAATAGCAGTTACGGAACCGGGCACAGCAATAGCTGCATTGATCGTGATGGAGGTAGTACCAGCGGTCAGACCGGCGGTAACAAACGAACCAGTTTCAATCAATTGACCATTGGGGGCCAAGTAACCAACGTCAGCGCCATACAAGATAGCGCTTGGCAAACCAGAGCCCGTCAGGGTAATGGTGGTGGAGCTAGAAGATCCGGTAGCAGACACAGCATAAGCGGTATCAGTTTGAACACCAACAACGCGCAGAGGGGTCTGAGCGGTAGTACCCAAAGTAGATGCCAAAGCTGCCAAGTACGAGTTACCAGTGTTGGCGTTGCCAGCAACAGCAGAACCCGTACCAGCTTGCCACAAACGGCTCAACTGAATGTTTTGACCAACCAAAGGCAAAGCAGCAGAACCCAGAGCCGTACCGGACTGGATCATTGCCATTTTGAACACTTGATCAGGATCATCCGCAACAATAGCTACGGCATCACCAGCCAAAGTCGAAGCGGGCCAGTATTGGCTGAACGTCTTTTGCTTGGTAACGGGGTTGGTGAAAGAGCAACCCAAGAAAACACCAACAATCGAATCGGTTGGAGCGGTGCTACCGGGGGTAGCTTCGCCGTTATCCGAGGTGATTGTGGATTGAACCACAAAACCGCGAACCAACTTAACGATGTCGCCATAGTAAATGTTACTTGCGTAACCATATTGAATAGCAACGCTGCGGGTAGAACCTGCAAACAGTTGCCCGCCGATCAAATTGACCGGCTTTAGGCCGTAGGGGGCCGAGACCGTAGGATATGCCATAAAAAACTCCTAAGTATTAAGAACCGGAACCAAAACTCACGCCTTTAGAAGATGTAGATTGACGTTCTGCAAACTTCTTCATACGTGGGTCGCTGTCCCTCATAAAGTTATTGTCCACTGATTCCATCTGGGCTTGGTTTTGGCTGGCGTAATAACGATCCATTGCTTCGACACGTTCTGTGGGCATAGCGCAAAGCATAAGTCCACCGATCTCCACATTACCGTTAGTAGCTCCATCCAACATCAATTCCGGATAATCAACTGCCTTTACTGGCTCCCAGCCATCGCGGCGCTTACGCGACACGTTTGTTGGATCTCCAACCGAGAGGATATGCGTGGCAACCCAACGGTGTGAGAGACCCGGACGGGGATTCGGATCGGGTAGGGTGCTAGAGGGTTTGTACTCATAGCGCATTTCTTTATCGCGTGACTCAAGTTCACGAGGGGTGCGGGTATCTGCTTTCATATTAATTCTCCAATTTCAAAACTTGTTCAGCGTACTGTTGATTCGTGAGTCCAAACTTCCGTGCAAGCGCTACTTGCGTCTGCGTCAGAGTCATAACCTTCTTCCCAGTAGACCGTGCGGCGGGAGCCACAACACTTACAGTTCTTTTTGGAGAACTTTCTGCGGCAGATTGCCGATTTGCATCACCGAATAACTCGGGGAAAGCAGACTTAACGCGAGCGTCAATGCGCTCGAAGTACTCAGGGTGATCAGAACTGATACCTTGAGCCACTAGTTTTTGATGCAACCCTAGTGCGTAGTTGGAGTATTCTTCAAATCCCGGCGCACCAAACCACTGGTTTTTTGCTTGCCAGCGCAAGGTAGCCTCATCAGGCTGGTTAGTTTGCGGAACCTGTTGCGTTTGTACCACATTATTTTCAATCGGTAAAGTGGCCGGTCGAAAATTATTTGCAGCAGCCAATCGCATTTTGGCGTCGGTAAGGGCTTCCTGAGCGGCAAGCATCTTTTCTGCGTCAAAGGCTTCTTGAGCGGCCCGGAATTTCTGGCGGGCCATTTCAATTTCTTGCTCTGCAGCGGACTTAATGGTGTCTCCATATTGCTTGGAGCCCTCATTAACATACTGCTTGAGTTGTTTGTTTTCGTTCAAAAGCTGTTGCGCCAAGCGCTCCAACTCTTGTTTTTCACGCAACGTAGCTTCTTTTACGCGGCGCTCATCATGGCGAGCATGTGTTAAATCCTTGATGCGTTTTTTAACGCTTTCGGAGTATGAGTTAATCTCATCATCCGTAGGATCTGCCACCTCTTTATCAAGGGGCTTACGGCCACGGTCTTGAATTGGGGTGTCATCTATGACGTTAATCTCAATGCCATCATCTGCTGGCGCTTTGATTTCTGCGTCGATTTCATCGGGGAATTTAAACTCTTCCATGCTTACTCCATTTAAGCGCGGCTGATGCCACGGGGATCGTCCACCACACCTTCGACTTGATCGTCGTTAATGAAGCGGAACTCTTTGCCGTAAATTTTGAAACGTGTACCGGCATAAGCCCGCACAATTACAAAATCTCCGGGTTTGCTCCAAGCTCCGCTTGGGAACTTGGTTGTATCTTTATACGCATCGGGGCCAACCTTCATAACAAACAACACGGTTGTTGAATGCTCTTCCTTACGAGCCCACTCGGATGGTTTAACCAAATCGAGTTCCGTGCCATCAATCTTGTCAGAAACATCTGGAACCATGCAAAGCAATTTAAACCCAGTGGGTTCTGGCAGCATGGTGCCTTTTTCTTCTGGTGTATCAACCTCCTCCGGAGCGGATTTGGGTTGAATTTGCGGTGGCAAAATCATGCCGGGTGGCAAAATAATATCAGTCATCGGATTCCTCTATCTGTTTAGCAAGGTCAAGTAAGTAACCCTCTGCGATGGCTAGACCCTGAATCACCCCGCAAAGTTTTTGATATTGGTCGAATGTTCCGCATTGCCCAGTGGCAACATCATCTGCGTAATTATTCATGTCATCCCGTATTTTCTTGCGCAGTACGGCTGCGAATTGATCAATCATTCTTCATCCTGAGTTGGTTGCGCCTCTTGCTGATTAGCTTGCATTTGGCGTTCGCGCATTGCTGCGTCGCGTTTGTGTTTTGCAATTTCCAAACCTGTACGCATTCCGGTTTGTTGTTCCGTAGATTGAATGTTGCGTTTGTGTTTTTGCACATCCACACCAACCTTCATACTTTCTAATTGCAGCGTTCCATCTACCTTTTCTTTCTCTAAGGCAAACTTCATTTCGTGGTTCTTTTGATTTAACTGCAGTTTCATTTGCTCAAGCTGCGCTTGGGCCTGAGCCTGCTGTTGTTTCAGTTGAACTTCTTGTTGTTTAATCTGCAGTTCCTGCTGTTTAATTTGCAGTTCCTGTTGTTGCATTTGAACCAATGGATCTTGGTTCGCCTGTTGGTTTTGTTGTTGTTGAGCTTGCTGCTGTTTCTGTTGCAAAACGCGCTGCGCAGCTTGCGCCATTAAAGAGGAAACGGCAACTTCAACCTGTGGTGGCATTTTTTCATTCTGCGCGGGCAATGCGGTACCCAGTTGTGCCTCTACTTGTTTGCGGTATGAGAATCCAACGTGCTCCGCAATATGAGCTTGCATTGCAGCCATAATCATTGGGGCCTTTGGGTTTTGCCCGACAAGCTGCATGATCTGTGGATCCTGCATTGCAGATGTGTGCACAGCAATGTGTGCATCATGGTCTTGGAAAGCAAAAGCTTTCAAAGGAGAACCCCTGAGCGCATTGACATTTTCTGAAACCGGGTCGGTCGGGAACTGATCGTCTGGCAGAGGAACCAACTTATCTGCATGCTTAATACCAAGCACCTCAAGCATACGGCGATGCAGTTGAGGCAAGTCATAGATATCCGGAGCCATCTGCGCCATTTGGATAACGGCTTGGTACTGCACCACACGCTGGCTCATTGTGGCTGCGTTGGGGTCGCTGACGGGGATGATGTCTACGTGAGAGAAATCAGAATGCTTGGACTTGCGGCCACCCTTCTCTGGGTCAAAGTCGTATTCGCTTGGGCAGTCATCACGAATGATTGCTGCAAGCAATTGAAGTTCTTGTTTAAACGAGTAATGCACACGGGCCTGTACGGCGGTCATTACTTTAAGCTGGCGCTCAAGCAGTGCTAACGTTGTACCCACGGGAGCTTGGCTGGACATGTCGCTAATCTGCATGTCTGCGGTAGCGGCAAAGCGTCGTCCCTCTTCAACAATGTTGTTGAGCAGGTTATAGAGAACTTGGCTTGGCTCTTTATATGGCAGCGGAAGAATGTTGTCCCGCAGAGCGCCCGAACCAATATCTACGTCTCTAAACTCTCCCGGCGCGATTGGCGTATCATCTCCCTTAATGCGCAATCCACGAGATTTAAGGCCTCCCGGTAGGTTTGAGAGCGTACCAGCATCGACAAGCTGCCGCATGATTGAGGTTGCTGATTTAGCAAATCCTCCAATGAGGTGGAACAAACCAAACCCGTAAGCCCCGAATCCGGGGATATATTGGTAGTGGACAAAGTGTTGGAGCTTGAGCTTGAGTTTGTCATCTTCTTTCCAGTTGCGGCGAACAGATAGAACCTGATTGGTTCCTTTGATGATAGTGACTACATAAGGCAGCGCAATGCCCGTCTCCTCGCCCTCATCATCCAAATCTTCAAATCCCTCAAGATCCAAGTCCACCATCATTTCATAAAGGGTGTAACGGTCATCGTTTAAATCACTAAAACCAGTCTCTTGGTCTTTGGCTTTTTGAATTTCATCCGACTGGCGCAAAGGTTCTGCAAGTTCAACATCTGCGTAAAAACCGCTTGCCTGCAGCTTCAAAATATCGTTTTTGTGCATACGCATAACATGCGTAACACGGGGAGATGTGCGGATTTCGGTGCAGCCATAAGGCAAAAGAACGTCTTCTGCGGGCACAAAAGCGGAAACTTGGCGTCCCAAATTGGAATCTTTGTACACCTTTTTGAATGAGGAACCTGCCGCAGGCAGACTCCACAGCATTCGTTCCATTTCAGGGCGGAACTCAGGCATTTTTTCAATCAGCTCGTAGTTCATGTCCTCTTGGACATTGGCTGCGGCCTGTTTTTTTTCCGGAGTCTCTGCGCCCCAGATGGTTGTACGTACTGGGCCTGCTGCGGGGAACATTTCGGTGATGGTTTCGGACTGAAAACGCACCACCGCCTCGGTAATCATTGGGTGAAACACCCCGGAAGCACCGTTCCAAGGCTCTGTGCGCTCCTCATACTGCAGTCCAAGCAGCTTTAAACCCGTGATATAGGCTTTTTCCCAGTCTTTACGGCTGTTTTTGTCATTGTCAGCCTCGCTTGCAAGCTCTGATGCCAAACTTTGGAGCATTGCATCATCTAAAACATCAACCAAGTTAGCAGAGAAGTCATCCCCGCTATCCGGAACAATATCAATATCGGTGTTTCCTGCGTGGATGTGTAGTTCTTTTGGATCTACGACCTCAATTTGGATCTCTTCTGCCTCTGGGGCATCTCCGCGTCCGGGCATAACCTTATCAATGTTTGTAGCCATAGCAATCCTTAGTAATAGGCGGCTGATCTGCGCCTGAAAATAATTGGTTCATCTTCTTCATCGGATGCAATTTGAATAAATCCGCCTTGGCGGAACTTCATCAGGGCTTGGCTGCTTGAGTCAACCAAGTCATCGTGGTCTCCATTTGGAAATGAAGCCAACTCATCCATAACTTCTTCTGCCCACCTTGTTTCAGGGCACCAAACAACCCCGGAAGCAAATAAATCCGCTATAGAGTTTACACGGCTAATTTTGTCATTGCCTTTGCTTGGTGTAAACCCTTGCAGAGGTATCCCCATTTTGCGTAACTCATAGATAAGCGGAGCACCAGCGGCGCGTTGCTCAATAATCAAGGAGTCAGGCTGGAACTCTTGATAAAGCTCATAAGCCTTAGCTTTTAGTTCTGGAAACTCCATACGCTGTTTAAATGCATCAAGGAGAATGATGTTTGTCTTCATGTCTCCATGCTGATTGGGATGGTCAAAAACACCCCAAGTTGTACAGGCGGAGTAGTCTGCGCGGTTGTTCTTTTCAAAGGCGGTGTCCCATGACTGAATGATGTAGTCACACTGCGGTGGATGACGGTCTTCCCACATTCTCCAGTCGCTGCGTTTGATAATTGCGCCTTCATTACCCGTAGGGTTCTGCTGGTATTGAGCTTCCCATTTGGCTACGGGGATTTCAGCCTTGATG